CCCGAATTTGCAGAGTGGAAAACCAAAGACTGATCGCGTCTTTTTTGCCAATCCCGGTTCTAAAATGTTCTCATTGTGGAGTGGATGCGTTGGAATAGGTCTTGCTGGTAGTCGCGAAGCTCCATCTAAAAAAGGCTCGCCACCGAACACCACGCAGCGGAAACGACTGCCAAGGGCAATCCTGCACGGCGCACGGTGGCGCATTTTGTAATGTGGTTATTCATTCCGGTTTCCGTCGGATTGGCTGCCATCAGCAACGTGTTCAAGTTATCTCATCCTCCCGCGATGTCAAGCGGTCGGTGGGAGGGTGGCTTTTATCAATCCCCTCCAGAAACTTCCGCACCTCCTTGAATGCCTGGCCGTCGTCGCATTCCAGCATGTCGCGGATGCGCTCGATTGCTTTGTTTCGTTCGCGTTCCAGCTTGCGGGCGTGTTGCAGCATTCTGATCTCGATGACCCGGATTCCGCGTGCGTAGATTTCGTTGGCCAATGCGTTAGTTTCCGGCGTATCACTCATAATCGTCCTCCACCGCATAAGCGTATTCCGGGATATCCAACTCGACTTCACCATCCCACATGCTCGGCCATATATTCGACTCAAGGCACGCCGCGAACCTAGCAACGCCCATCCGGTAGGTATCCGAACCGAACGAAATCGCACGGAAGGGAAGCTCGACAACTGCAACGCGGAAGGGTGGCGCGGATGATACGAAGATGAATTTAAACCTGGTGCGCTCGATCCCGCTAGCAATCGCCATGCCCTCACAATACGCCCCGGCCTGGATGTGATACGACCAGTCCGACATATGCCTTGCCAGGTTGCGGCGGGATTCAAGCGCGGATGATTGGCATGTTTTAAGGTCAACAATCGTCTCGCCGTCGTCGGGTAGGATGTCAATCAGCCCCTTAGATCCGAACGGGTGCTTTGTATCGTGGCGGAATGCGACTTGGAACTGTGCGCCGTGAAGCAGCTCCTTGGCTTCCGGCTTAGCATAGATCGCCGCAAGTTGGGCTTGTGCCGTGTCGAATTGGTCTTGCTTTAATACGGTAAGTCCCGCCGCTTCCATCTCCGCTTTCCATGCCTTGCTTTCGTTCGTGCGGAACTCAGCGAATGGCGATAAGACGTAACGATTCGGGAACTTGACCGGCTCGGTTAGCAGGCAATCCAGAACGCTTCCGGCTTGCATGGCCGATGTTGTCTCTTTCGCGGGTGATGACTTCCATACTGCCGCGTCCTCGATGAAGTTGCAGATTAGCGACTTGGAAACGGATTTACCTTTGACGGTTTCCCATGTATCCCGCTGGGTGATGTCGTCGGCGCGGTAGGTTGCGAACGGGATGCCGGTGTGGATTCCTGATTTCGGCCATGCCATTGTATCGTGGTCGGTGATTTTCATGTGTGTTGATCCTTTGAATGCGTGGGTGTGGGTTGGCGCGTTCATACTTGTTCCCCCACCATTTCAGCCCGTTTCGCCTTGAGTAAATCCGCGTCCGGTTTCGCCTTGATCCGCAACCCGCAAACCGTCTCGCCGCCAGCCGGATTGCGAACGCCGTCCTTTACATAAATCTGGCATGGTTTACCGATCCAGTTTTTGGTATCTGCGCCGAAACACGCGGCGAGCGTCTTGCGGTTGGTGGCGTTCAAAACCATCCGTTTCGGTGTTTTTTCAAATCCCACGGTGAAGAATGATTTCTTCTTCCCGTCCTGCATAACCTCGTCGGCATGTTCAAATACGCCGCTGATGGTCACGTTGATGTCGCCCAGGCCGATGAAATCCTCCGAGGCTAGAAACTTGCTCGCCTGCTTCATTTGGGATACTTTCCCGGTGAATTCTTTTTCGCTCATAGTGTCGTTGTTTTAAAGTGATCCCCGCCCGCGTTTTGTGATCCCAGCCGTGTCCCATTCGGCTTGCGGGCGGGGAAAGTTGTTATCTGGTGAAGTAGGATACCGCCGCCATCACTCCAAGGATCCCGGCAAGTGTGGCGAACATGATGACGATCTTACCGGCCTTTTCGCTGGGCAGGGGATGTGCCGGAATGCGGTAAACCTCGCGAACCCAAGGGGTAGAATCGAGGATGTGGTTTCGGACTCGCGGGAAGCTGTCCCCGTTGGTGGTGGTGTGTGTTTTCATTGGTTTGCGTATTCGTATTCTTCAAGCATCGGGAACATCGGGCGGGCTACCTTTTCGGGGAGCTGGGTGCCGTTGTCTCTCCAAAGATATTCTTCCTCGTTATGGTTTACTCCGGGGACGGGGAAGCAGTAGGCTTTCCAAGTTCCCTCCGCACGAAAGCGGGCGATTACCATGACTTGGCGGTGGAGCATGTGCCGGAAGGTGAGTCCTGCGGGTAGTATTTTCATCGGTGTCTTTATCGTGTTTTATCGTGTTTTTATCGGTGATCAATCCTCGTCTGAAATGGCAATGTTCAAAGACTCCAGCGTACCGATTAAGGTGTCGCATGGTTCGCCCATGATTACCCAGTGATCCGCTAAGGTCATCATGGCCATTGACTTCCCATCGGTGCTTGAGACGGTCATAACGCCGCCTTCGTCGATTGCTTGTGTTATCCAGTCGTAGTTCATTGTTTTGCTTTGCGGTTGGTTACTTTCACGGGCGATGCCTTTGACGGGTCAAAGTGGATTTCGCCGCGTGTGATGAGGTTGTAAGCTTCCTCCAGTCCCTTGATGCTGGAGTGGAAAAGGATGATCTCGGTTTCGCGGTAAACAAGGACGGTCATCACGCCGTATCGCTGGTGGCGCATGGCTTTTTTCGCTGGTGCTTTTTTGGATGAAGCGTCCATATACTTTCGGGCTGCGGCGGTTATCATACATCATCCCTTTCGTCGTCGGCGTGTTCCTGGTCGTGGATTTGCTTTGCGTGGGTTTCCATACAATCCGGGCAGTATTTCCCGTCGTATCCCCAGCCGTCCGCGTCGATCTGGTCGCCAATTACATCGACCGCTTGCCCTCCGAAATCACCTAGCCCGTTTTCGTCGCAGTCAAACTCGACGTTTGAGACGACCAGGATTCTTTCCTCGCACCAGCCACACGGCACGCGGGCGGATACCTTGGCGAAGTAGTGGGTCATAGCGTCCCTTCCTGATAGTGTTTGCCAAGCGATGCGCGGATTCGATCCGATGCTCTAAGACTGCGGACAAAGCGCATAAGATGTCTGCACTCGCTCTGGCCGTCGTGCCGGGCTTGCTTATATCGCGCCCATGCAAGCTCCATGCGCTCGGTCGCGGCTTGGAAACTTGCGGTGATCTCGACTAGGTTTTTCGGGTGCATTGGCTCGGTCACAGTTTGATTTTTCCCTTTTCGTATTGGATGAGGGCATAGCCTAGCAGGAGGTCGGTAAACGCGGCGAGCGGCACACGCTGCGGCTTGGTGGACTTCATCCTAGCATGGATGTCGTTGCTGATCGCAACGATGGTATGCTTGATCTTGCGGCTTTCGCGGGTGCGGCTCATGGGTGTAATCTGGTTTCAGTGGGGTTATAGCCGGGTAGGTGATTGTCGAGCCAGACCATGCCAAGGAAAGCGGCGATGGCTAGGATGATGTAGAGGGTTGGTTTCATGGTGTTAGACCCCCGCCCCTCCCCTGCCAAACTGACAGGAAAGCGCGGGGAGGTTTGGGAGATTAGATGGCGAAGATGCGGAAGTAACGGGTGGCGATAGCGTCAAACCGTTGGATGTCAAATCCCGTGCTTGCTGCGCGTTTAATGATGTGGCGGAAAGCGTCGAGCCTGGTTGGAAACTCGCAAGAGCCGTATGAATGACCGGGCTTTTCAAATGTCATCACTTGGAATCCATCGCCCATATTCCAGATTTGAATCTGGCCTTGCTTGAATGCGGAGAGAAGTTTTTTCGCTGTCTTGCGAGCGGCTGCGGTGCATGGAGTAGTTGTCATTAGGTTTGTCAGTTTGGGGTTGGCGTTGCTCTTGCAACTGCGCAAACCCTACCAAAAACCCGAACGGTGTAAAGTATTATTTTACACGGGAGCGAAAAAGACGGCTAACCCTTGTGGAATAAAGGGAGAAAGTTTGTTTCATATTTTCTCCTGGTTCAGTTTTTCCTCAATCGCCCCGCGTAGCCACGGCGACACCTTGCCGCCGCTGGCCGTCTTAATCCTCGCCTTAGTCCCCTCGGCTACGGTGACGTTTAGCCGTTCCGTGAGCTTGTTTTTCTTCGCGGCGTTTCGGTTGCTGGTGTTTCCGTGTGGTGTCATGATTTGGGGTGTTACACAGCTTGCGCCTGTTGCGGGATAAATGCGGCGTGCGGCTTAATAACACTGTTAGCCTGGAAAATCCAGCTCGGGGCGTTCGTAAGCTGAGGCGAGAACCGCCACTACTCCCGGTTCCCGCATGGCGAGGTCTTCCGCTTCAGATCGCGTTATTGCGGAGACTTCGATTATATCCTCGACCGTGCGGAGGATTTTCACATAGACTGTGGTATTTGCGCTCATAATTAAGAAATGCTAACAAGTGGATGCTGGCAACGGCGGGAAGTTGCCTTTTTGGTCTATTCGGAGTCCAGCGTCCGCCGTCCCAGACCATCGGCGTTCGCCTCAACAACTCGCGTCCAGTGGATCGCCATGAAGTCGAGCAAGTGGTTTCCGTCATCTCCCATCGTTGGCCGTCCCGCCGCTTTCGCCGCACGCCGTTGGAGGTTGATGCAGTCATGGATCGTGGCTCGCAGGATGATGTGAGCGTTTAAGTCGTTACCTTCAGGCCCGCACGCAGGCCACGGTTCGCACCATTGGAGCAGCGTTTCATGCCGGGATTCCAGTAAGGCGAACAAGGCAGTGGACTCAACGCTGACCGCGTTGGAGTCCCCCGTGTTATCGTTGTCTTTTTTCGCGGTCATCGTGAGTCACTTTTATCGTTCTGTGTAAGAATTGCGGCGTTGAATATCTGTCGCCCGATTTCGGGATGCACCGCGTTTCGTAGCACCTGGGCGGGACAGTGCCGCCCGTCATAGTAGAGATTTCCAGCATAGGAGATTCCCAGCCATTCCTTGAGGTCTTCCGCAGACGCTTGCCCGCCGCTGGCGATGAAGTTTTTCGGGCGCGGCACATCGCGGGCGGTGAACATGAAGTTTGACCAGAACAAATGCCGCCCAATGCGCTGAGTTGGGCGGATGAGTGGCTCATAGTATGGCACCACGTTTTCCACGATCCATTTGCCGCGATGGTAGGTTTGCAGGAAGATGATTTCTTCGTAGAGCTTCATGTCAGGATAGCGCGGGAGGTTCCGTGAGTTGGCGCGATCCATCTTGGAGTGCGATTGGCACGGCGGGCTTGCCCATATGAAGTCGAAGCGGGCGAAGTTGGCGGCGAGGTATTCGTGCGCGTCCCCCACGATCACTTCATCGTCGGGATACTGCTTGGCATAGGCCGCTGCAATGTCCGGCTGACGTTCAACGGCTGTCACCTTAGCGTTCCAGTGCTTCCGATTCCCGCCCAGGCCCGCATACAAATTCAACACAGAACAAGGCACAGCAGGACAACCGCCATGAGCGGGCTCATCTAGCGTGAATAGGAGGTCGTTTGCGCTCATGTCGGTGCCTGTGTTTTATCGTTCGGCAGATATTCAGAGGCGTTAATCTTGGCCGCAATCCAAGCCGAGCGCGTCTGATCTCCCCGCAACTCATCCAGCTTCACCCACAACGCGGGCGGGAGGTTGATGCTGGAGGTTGTGACGGTGCGCCCCGTGCCACTGCCGGGCTTGCGGCCTGCGCCTGGTCGTGCGCCTCCTTGGGTGGGTTTCATTGGCGATTGACCCAGTTTTTGCATTCCTTAATGGTGCGGCGACCGACGATGTGCTTCTCGTCTTTTTCGATAGCCCAACTCCGCTGATAGTCGTCTGAGCAATCGCGGAGGATGTATCCCTTGTATTCATAGCGTCCAACGTGGATTTTCGTGAGTGTTTCTTTTGCTTTGGTCGTTGTCATTTTGTTTGTGGGGTTCGCTTTCGCTTACGTGAAAAGGAATAATCCTCTTTTTGAATCCCATCAACACCTAATTTCACTAACCCCCAAAATAACCCGACAAATTAACCGGAAATTAACCGGCTTTTTCGACAATCTCTGACAAAACGCGGCGGGATAGTTGTAAAAATCCCTTATTTCACGGTGATTTCCAACAAACCAGGGGCGGAGAGGGTGGGGAATTCGCCAAAGGTGATCCGAGACAGCTACCGCAGGCCGATCCCTGCGGGGTGGGGGGATGAGTGGCTGGGGCTGGTGAGTTCCTAGTTCTCGGCAATCTTGACGATCCAGGCGTTCTCTGTGGCGAGGCGGGCGGCAGCCTGATCGAGTGCGACGGTGAAGGTGCCCACGTAGATGCTCGATCCATCGCCGCGGAGCGTGGCGGGGGCGTTGATTTTCCAGCGCCCGCGGTGTTCATTGGTGGCCGGGTTGTGGAAATCAACGTCGCCGAAAAAGTCCTCGCCGGTAGCGGCACAGCGGACAAATTCCGCAATGTAGGAATCGCGCAGCGACCCATGTATCACGCCCATCCATTGGGTTCCGTGTATGTCGTCGTCCCTCCATACCTCGACGAGTTTGCGGTAGGCGAGGTTGACGCGGACGTTGCCGCCGCGGTTGTCGCAGATGCATTTGGGGACGTGCGCGGATTCAAAATCGGCGTTTGCCTGGGCTGTGAGAATTTCCACGGATTGCAGGATGCCGTCGGCTCCGCCGTTAAAGATCGCCTTCTTGATGGCTGCGAGGTCTTCGATCATTTGGGGGAATGACTCGAGGGCCTTATCGATGCGGGCGGGGCGGGTGACGCATCGGTGCATCCGGAGGAAAAATCCCCAGATGTATTTCCTGAATCCGATGATGGCTACCAATCCGGCACCGATCTGGACGACGAGGGTGATGTGGTCGGATAACGCACGGAGGAAATATGTCATGGCTGGATTAGGATGTCGGCGATGGCGTTGCAGGCTTGGCGGCGATAGGCGGGATCGATCATTTTCGCGCGGTCGCCGACGTGGTCGATGAAGCCGATCTCCAGAAGCCAGCATTTGTCGAACTCGAGGACGGCGAGGGTGGTGTGCTGGGATTGGCTTTCGGTCTTCGCCCCACGGTCGCGGATGCCAAGGACGCGGGCGACGGCGGCGGAGATTTTGGCGGCCATGGCCTTGTCATCGGCTCCGCGGTAGAAGACTTCGGTGCCGCTGGCTTTTCCGCCGCCGGAGTTGCAATGGAGGGAGAGCATGAGGTCGCCGCCGTAGCTGACGGCGATGTCGTCGCGGCGGCTTACGGGGGCAGGGTCTTTGGCGTTGATGCGGGTGCGGATGACTTTGGCTTTTCTGGCGATGAGGATGGTGCGGAGCTCGTTCGCCCAGTCCATGGCGATGGTGGCTTCCTGCGCACCGCCGGAGCATGCTCCGGGATCGTAAACGCCGCGCTTCTTGTTGGACATGCCGTGGCCGGGATCGAGGATGATGGTTTTCATGGTGGCTGATTCGTCCATTTCTGGAGCTCGGTTTTCACAAGCTGGAACCACTCGGTCGCCTGGTCGATGGCGGTGTGGCTGTATGGGAGCTTGACGAGATCCTCGACGGTGGTGAGGGGGCTGGCGGGCTTGAGATCGTGGCCGAAAGGCCAGGATATGTCCTGACGGACGCCGGTGACTTTCCGGATGTTGAAGGGGATGGCGATGCGGGCGGATTTGGTGAGAGCGCGGAAGGCGAGTGGTTGCGTCCAGTTCCAGCGGGGGAGCCATGAGGGGCGGTAAACGGGATCACAGGCGAGCCAGAGATCGATGGTGATGCCGAGCTTGTAGGCGGCGCGGGCGAAGTCGGTGGCTGCGGCCTGTCCGTGGGAGTAGGAGATGACGGCGACGTTCCGGATGCCCTGCCGCGCGACCTGTGAGGCTAGGTTTTTCACGTTGCTCGTCCATGCCCGGGGATGGTAGGTGGTGACGTCCTCGCGGGCGAAGCGGCGGATGACGTTGAAGTAAAGATCCTCGGTGCCGGTGCGGTTGTCATCGGACTCGGTAAAGCCCTGGAAGGTGATGATGGCTTTCATGGTTCCGGTTCCGCTGGTGGCGTATAGGCGAAAGCAGTCCCGTCGAAAGTCCATCCATCCGGCAATGCTACGGGTGCGCGGGCGGTGAATCGGTCGTCTGCAAGGGTATCGAGTAGCGCGTTCACGGCGGTTCCTGCCTGCGTGTTCAGCGTGAAGATTGCCAGCGTGGTTTGCATATCCGCCGCCATGTCGGCCAAGATCGTTTCCGGCGAGCGTTGCCAGTATCGTTCCCATCCGCTTCGCAAGACTCCGGCGAAGTGGTGCGCGGCTTCGGCTCCGGATAGGGAGGCGGATTGTAAGACAGTTGGTTTGATGATGAGTGGCATGGCTTTAGACGAGGTGTGCGCGGATGTAGGATGGCACGGCAAGGACGGGTGCTGATCCGCTTCCTGCTGTGCGCTGGGCGAATTGGACTACGAGGCTGCCGGGAACGGTTACGACGAGACGACCGAGGCGCAAAGTCGCGGTTGAGTTGCCGCTTGATGGATACTCCGAATCTACGGCATTCGCGGCTCTCGTGGTCGGATATGTCGTGGAATTGGCCGATCCGTTTTGCGCGTTGTAAATGTGCGTTCCTGTAAATGTGCCTGTGCCGGTAAATGATATTTTTTGCCGCGATCCCACGGTGGCGAATCCCGTTCCGGCGTTGACGATGATGAGTGCCTCGATGTTCCATGTTCCGGCCTCAAGGGCGAGGGTGAGGGTTGCGGAAGTCTTGAGTGTTGTCGTATTATCATCCCCGGTTTCGTCTGCTACAAGCTGTGCGGATAGCCGCCTGCCGCCGCGTGAGTCAACGTCGGAACGGGTTACAAGGGATGTGCTTTCCGGTGTTCCTGTGCCGCCGGATGTGGGGCGGGTTGCGGAGGAAAACGCGTGCGCTCCGGTGTGGGTTTCCGCGTCAAGAGTGGCAAGCGTTCCAGATTTGTTCGGAAAACTGATTGCACGGTCTGCTGTTTGTGTTCCCGTAAGCGTGGTGGTGAATCCGCCTCCTTCGATTTTGAAAGCTCCTGTTGTTCGTATGTCGCCGCCTCCCGAAGTGTAAATGTGAGCCGCCGATCCTTGGGTGAAAATTACGCCATTTGTGCTGGATGTGGATATGTTGTTGTTAGTCCCTATTACATAAAGAGTCCCAATCGTTAAGCTGCCGTCTACTGCTGTTTTGAGTATTTTACCCGGATTGGTTACTCCATCATCCGTTGTATTCGTGATGTCGGCGGATACGTGGGCGTGAGATGCTGCGGCGAAGTCTCCGGTGTTACTGGTCGCGGCGGTTCCTAGGCCGAGCGTAGTCTGTGCCGCCGATGCGTCTGTGTCGTCAACCAGTGATGCGCCGAACGTGCTGATGGTCGTGCTTGCGGGTAAGGTGAATGTGGCTAGATCCGCGTCCAGTGCGAGGTTTGATATTACCTGTGCTTTCTGCAGGCTTGTGAGCGTTTGCGCCGCATCATACACAACTGCGCGGGCGCGGACGTAGGTATCTGAATCCGGCAGCATATTACCTAGTTCCTCATCCCCCCGTATGATATCATTGGACATTACAACTGGAATCACGCGGCTTTTTATCGTGCCGTCGTTATCGGTGATGGAAAGTTGAGCGTAGAGCGTGAGGGAAAAGTCCGCGCCTAGCAGGTCGGAAAGTGCCTCGCCGTTAAGTGCAAGCGTTCCGGTGTAAACGCCAGCGGACAGCGTGAAGTCGGCAGCTTCGATGATAGCCAGCGTGGTTGATGTTTCGCCTGCGGTCTGTTTAATCGCAAACGTAAGCGCGGCGGTTCCGTCCGGCGTGTATGTTCCTCCGTTGGTCTGGAGTCGGATCGCCATTACCGTATCCTCGTCCCGCATGAAGGCGAGCTTGCGGAGGGGTCGGTTGCTGCCGGATGCGTCGACGAATTGGTCAAGGGCGATGTCGTAGTAGTAATCCATTGCTGTTTTGTTTTTACGGTTTTAGTTCGGATTTGTAAAGTTTTTAGCGGGGTGAAAGTCAAATTTAGAGAGGGTCGGCAATGAAGCTGACGATCTTCTCGTCAAGCGTTCCAACTATTGTTTCTTCTGGTTCCGTGGTTCCGCAGTAAAGCCCCTTCCTGAAATACAATGTTTCCTCAGAACTTACGTCTTTGTAATATGATCCGGTTCCGTCGTCCGCGATAATCAAATATGCGTTTTGTATGGTTAGGTTCAGGTTGCCGCCTTTGGTGTCAAACCCGATTGAGTTGCTGCCCTCTTCCATTGTCACGCCATAAGCTGCCGCGCTGCTTTCCAAATATCGCAAGTCATGCCGTCCGCTGGATTCGTTCCACTCCTTATACACCCGTGCTTCTCCCGTGCTTGGGGAGGTGGTCAGGTTCTCGCAAAGCACCGGCTGGAAATGGTCAACGTGTCCCGTGTGGAGTTGGTTTCGGATGAGTGGCGGCGGTGTTGCCGTGCTGTCTGGGTTGGCGATGATCTCCGCAATCCTGATATGCCTGTATCCGGTTGCGCCCGTCTGGTCATCGCCACCGATAAGAACGGGTGGCGTGTCATTCGGCCATGATGTGCCGGATTCAAATACCGCCGCCGTCACCTTGCCGTAAACGCTGATTGTCTCTTTTACCCAAAGCTTCGTATCTTCGATGACGGCAAGCGGTGCGTCATTGTCGGGAAGCGATGTGATCGTGACAGGCGCGCCCGTATCGCCGCTGGCGTTGTGGCGCGGGACTACATGCCCGTATTCGGCAAGGACTTCCCATGTTGGCGGATCGCCAGCGGTTACGGCTGGCACGGCTCGCAGTGTAATCCATAGCGGCGGCTTGGTTTGCCGTGATGCTGCTTGCTTCGGGAAAACGATCTCCAAGGATGTGCCGGACGCGGATTCGCGCAACCTACCGCCGACTACGGAAGTGATGCGTGTTGCGCGTAGGTATGCTATCAGTTTCCGAATCCAGCCGAAAACCTCATCGCCTTTTTTTGGTTCATCGGGTAGCTTCATGCGGGTGGTTCCCAGTAGATGAAATCTTTATCGTGAAGGACTTTCTTCGCGCCTAACCATTCCTCCTGCTTCTCCCATCGCGTGCGCTTGCCTGCGGTGACGTTCCTATCAGCGGATTTCCGCCACTCGTAACCATCGGGTAATCCTGGGAATCCTACGGGGTCGTCTTTCTGGCCAGCTTCGGATTGGGGGGGTGGGCCGCCTGTGTATGTGCTTACCTTGCGAGCAACCGGCGCGAAGTCCTCAAATACGGTTTGCCCCAGTTCGATGCCACGGGCGAAGAGTTTGGCGCGATCCGTTAGCGTTACCGCCGCGTAATCACCGCTCAACATGTATTGCGCCTTTAGGTATGGATCTTCCAATACTTCCCATGCGGCGATCTGTGCTATGTCTGCGGAGTCCAATTCGCTCGCGCCGTCTTGTCCGATGGCAAACTGCGGATGCTCATACATGGATCGCGCAACAGCAACCCATTCCAGTTCGTAAGTCTCGCTTTCAAGCGTGCCGGGCTCCTCTCCGCTTTCGCTGATAAGCTCGACCGTGATCGTAAGCTCCGAGGTCGTATCTAGCCCCTCGACTGGAATAATGGAGGTGCTTCTAACGCTGCCTTCAAAGTCTCCCCATGCCGCACCGATGTCGGGGATAGCAGCCTCCAGCGTTGCTGTTGCTCCGATGTATTCGATAAGCGTGGCCTCCCCGTTCTCCGTTTTAACGGGTTTCGGGAATCCAGGCTTGCGAAGTGCTGAGATTGATTCGGGCATGGCTTAGAATGTTGCGGCGTTAGGGCTGCGTTCGATGCGGGCAAGGATGTCGCGGACGGTCATCATCACATCCAAGGTTTTCTTTTCAAGGTTCGCGGATGGTGATTCGGAAAGCGAAAGTCCGCGCCGTTGGTAGTCGCTGAACTCCGGTGCATTGAAAGATCGTGGCTGAGAAGGTTCCGCCATTTCTCTTGTCGCGTCTGCGGTGATCGCGGTTCCGGGCTTGCCGTAAAGCTTTTCATAGTATCCCAGAATCTTGTCAGCCTCATCTACTGACATTGCCGAACCAGATTCGGGTGCGGTGATTTCTTCAATCAATGATTTTGACTTTTCCGCTTGTTCTGCAATCGCCTTATCTATTTTTTCTTGCTGCTCACTCCTTAAATCAATCGCGGCATTTGAGTATTTATTCCATGAGTCGTCAAAGCTGAAGTTGTCGTCTGTTGTTGATGTTACGCCGTCAATGATCGTATTGATTAGCGTTGACCAGACCATGAGGGAGTCGGCAATCCCTGATCCAATTGCGTTTCCGATGCTTTGCCCTGTCGGGGTAAAGTCGTGATCGTCTATACTCTGCAATGACGGGAGGATGTGCCGCACGATACCTGCGGAGAATCCGGCAAAAAACTGGTCGGATTTATTGGGAAGCCTTCCGAGCAAGTCCCCAGCAAGATCAAGCTCGCCAGCGAATTGGCGCATGATTTCCGGCATTTGTCCGAGGCTGTTGTTGATGGATTCAAAATCCGATCCGGCAAAAACGGCGAGCAAGCTGCCCCCACTCTTGCCGAAAATCTCCATCGCAATGGCGGCTCTTTGCGTTGGGTTTTCGATGGAGTCAATCGCCTTGGCAATCTCAAAGAATTGCCGATCCGGCTCCATCTCCATGAGATTTTTCGCGCTTAGTCCAATCTTTGCAAACGGGTCTGAGGTCGCCTCGCCGGATGCTACGGCGTTGATCGCCTTTTGCATCTTGTTGATGTCTTTCCCCGCCGCCGATGCTTCCTTGCCGTTGTCCTTGTAGGCTTGCTGGATGCGCATCAAGCTATCAATCGCAACTCCGGTTTGCGCGGATAGGTCGGTAAGCTCGCCGCCCATATCTATGGTGCGCTTCACACCCACGGAAAGCCCCGCAGCAAGTGCCGCGCCTGCCATCGCTCCATACTTTATAGCGGCAACGCTAAACGCTTTCAGCTTTGCGCCTGCGCCTTTCATGCCGGTGGCAAACTTCTTATCCCGAAGCGTAAGCTCCGCGAAAATGCCGCCGATGCTGGATGATCTTGCCATTACTTCTTAGTTTTCTGAGCTTGGATTGCGGCGATTTGTGCCATTGCTTTCACGAGGTTTGCTTGTCCCTTGGTGCTTTTCCTTTTCTGCGGCATAAAATCCGAGTGCTTCGGCTTCCGTCCGCTGATCTTGACTCCGTGTATCAGACAATGATTCAGCATATCGGATGCCTGATCCGAAAGCTCGCGCTCCCGTTTTCGTTCCCATGCCTTTTGATATGCTTCGCATTGTGTCGGGTGGGATTGGTTCCATTCTTCCGCGCTTATTCCGAGTTCGATTCGGGCGAAGGCGATTTCGTCAAACTCCTTTTTTTTTCAGCGTCAACGGCCATCTCGCCGTAAATCTTCGCCAGTGCCTCGCCAAGCTGTAGTCCTTCCGTTTCCTGGTCGATGGCCACGAACAGGTCTTCCGGCGTTGGATAACTTCCGAGTTCGGCGGGTGGGAGGAATGCCCAAAGAAGCTTACAAGCCGCCGCGTCCCGCGTGCGTGCGCCTGTAAGCTCGCGCTGGGTCGGATGTCCACCGATCTGGCTCAAGCGGTAGTGAAACCGCTTGGCCGTCTCCTGCGTCCATTTAAGGGCAATCTCCCGCCCACCGATCTTTACGGGAATTTCCATTAGGCGGCGATGACTACGGCTCCGGTGATTTTGCACGAACAGGAAAACTCAACCGTATCATCCAACGGATTGGACAGGTTGAACGCTCCGATGATTGCGGAGAAGGTAGCGGTGGTGTCGCCTGCGTCGTTGTAGGTAACAATGAATGCGGCGGTGTCTCCGGTTCCTGCGATGAGCGCAAGCTGTCCGGTGTCTGCGATTGCAAACTTGCCGCTGAGTTCAAGCGTGCCGTAATCGACAAGGCCACCGACAAACGTCCGTGCCGCCGATGCGTGGGTGGTGGTGTCGATGTTGTTCACATCGCCGCCGCTGATATTGACATCTACAAGGCTACCGATTGCGGTGCCTCCGACTGTTACGGCAACGCCGTTTGATCTAGTTGACATGGTATTGTTCTTTCTGGTTTAGGAGTTGGTTTTGCAGGATGCGCGAAATTCCAAGGTTTCCGCGAAGAGTCCGGTTTCTTGATCCCGCTGCGCTGATTCGTTGGAAAATGAAAGCCAGCATTCCGACAAGCCTGGGAGGGTATATCCCTCCAGTGCGGCGCGGAGTTTTGCGGCGAGGTTGACGGCGGCGAGGCGCGACGTTGCCCAGCAGTCGAATTGAAGAAGCGGATGCTCGATGCTGCGCGTCCCGTCATGTGCGGTGGTTCCGTCCGTGGAAATGACATTCCAGACAATGAAAGGTGCGGTTGCGGTGCCGGGTGCCACATCGGGATAAACGCGCAACGCCACTAACGCCGCAACTGCGGAGTCGGATATGATCGCTGCGTGGATGTCCTCTTGGTAGCTCATGCGGCGGTTGCTTTTTTAGCGAGTCGCTTTGCGGTGCGGTGTAGGTGGGTTTCGAGTCCTTTTGACATTGCGCCAAGAACCTCGCCTTTTGTTGAGTCGATAGCAGGACGGATGAATGGGCGCGGCGCACTGTGACGGGTTCCCATTTCAACGCCGTATGAGTATTGAGTCGGGTTCTTAAATGCCTCGTATGCCTCGCCTTTTTTCTTTTTGCCCTTGGTCTTTCTGGCAATCTTGCTTCCAAGCGATTTCTTGAATCCGGTCCTCGCTCCGATCCGTGCGCTGTAGATGCCTTTCAACTTCTTCACCACGATCCCAAGTGACTTTTTCAGTAGTCCGGGAAACTCTTCATTGCCGACGCTCACCCTACGCTTCGCCGCCTGGTTGATCGGCTTCGCGCCCGCTCGTAATACAGGCACCTCGGCACGCTTTTTCAGCTCCGCTGGCAACCTGTCGATGGTGCGGGCGAGTTCCCTTAATCCTGAGATTTTGACGGAAGTGTTCACGTTATGGATTGGTTCCAGACTGCGGTGATGAGAATGCGGTTCTGCCGTCCGTTCTCCTCTGCGATGTGGCGGATGTCGTAAATCTTGTTTTGGTAGGAAACGCGGTGCGTATCGGCGGCGATTCCCGTCCGGTATCGGATGCGGAATTGCCTCGTCTCCTGCCCACGGTCTGCGTCGGCAATGGCGGATTCATTTCCGCTTTGGCGAGGGATTTCCGCCCATACTGAAAACTGGTCAACCCATGTCTCGGTCACACCGCCAGCGTCATCACGCGTAACGGTTGCCCGCTGAATGAGTATCCGCCGATCCATTGCGCCGGGATTCATGCGAACATTCCTCCTTTGCGTTGGTTGTGGATTATGTCGTGCAGTGTCATCGGCACGGGCATGAGGTTGACCGGCGCGACAGGTAGGCGGTTTTCATACCAGTGAGCGGCGAGCAACTTGATTGCGTGGCGGATCATCGGAGATACCTCGCCAATCGTGGCGAAGCCTGCGGTGAAGATGATCTGGATTGCGTCCGGCCTTTCGAGGTTGACATCGGGAAGCGTGTAATCGGATGAGAAGAATATCCCGCCCGGTTCGTAGGATGTCATCACGGTATAGTTGCCCGATCCGATGGTTGTTAGCGCGCTCGCGTCCTCCGCGATGTATTTCACCGATGTCACCGAAATGATAGGCGAACGTTCCGGCGTGATGATCATCCCGCTGCCGTAGTTGGTGCGGATACTATCCCATGTTGGCGCGGTCAGTTGGTAGGATGCCGATAGGGTGGCGCGTCCGGTCACTCCCTCGACGTATTCCCTAGCCGCCGCCAATAGACCCACGATGTAATCCTCGTCAGCGTCCGAATCAACGCGCATGTGCTCTGCCGCTTCCTGATAGGTGACAGGAGGAAGCGTTGATGCGGTAACTAGGCTGTATGATAGGCGGATCATTTACGGGCTTTCTTGGCGGCGGGCTTCGCGGGCGGTAGGGTGGCAGTTTCAGCAGTTGCAGGAAGCACGGCGGCTTCGATAGGTGTCTGGACGGGCGGGGAGAAAGGTTCCGCGCATCGGTTGGAAATCAGGTCATTCGCAACCTTCGGGGAGAATGATGCAATCTCGCCGTCTGCGTATGGTTTGGATTCCGCAAAGCAGTTGCGGGTAAGTCTTACAAAAATTCTTCCGTTGGTTTCCATAGTGTGATCTTGGTTGTGAAATTTGAGGGTCATCCCCATGATAAATGCTGCGTCGATTGCTGCGGATCGGATTGCGTTATAGTCCTTGGCGTGATCGTGGCGCAGACGGGTTTTCCATTCGTATCCCTCTGCGTGTGTTCCGCCTCCGTCGATGCCAACCATGTGGACGGTGCGAATGCCCATGATGCGGAGGATCTGGAGTGCGCTGCCAAGTGTGCCGCGCCGTATCGTGAGTTCTTCCGCAAGCTGTTCGGGTGGCAATGCAAGCCGGTAATCGTCCGATCCGTCCTTGAACGTGACGACCTCGCAAGCAACCGCATCAGGTTTGGTGCTGTCGTATTCGTGAAGGCAGCGCGAAGGCTGGAAAAGAACTTGCCCAGGTTGATACGCGTCAAACCACTTGGCAACGCCGTCGTTGGCGAATCCATATTGGCAGTCGGGTATGTGGGCAATAACGTCATTGATTGCGAATCTGAGTTTTCCTGCGGTCTTGAAATCGAAAGTCGAAAGTGATGGCCCTTTGCCGAAAATCCATGCGGTTCCCCCGCTATGTATCCCGATGAAATCTCTGAGGCTTCTCATGTGGTTCGGTTTGTTCTCGTTTACCTGCCGGGCGGCTTGATCCACCCGGCAGGACAACGAACACAATCCAAGGGGGATTATGCGGTGAGCGCGTCGAGCATCGCGGAGAAGCTCTGGGCGCGGCGAACGCCTGCGTCGTAGTAGGTGCTTGCAACGAGCGTGCGGTATCCCGCCTTCGCGTTGGTGGTGTCGCGCACAAGCTCAAGGCTCATGCCTCCCCAGTAGCCAACGATGAAGTCGGCGGCGTTACCAAAGAAGATCGCGCTTGAAAGCGACTGGTTGCCTTTGGTGATGTCGGACTTGATCGCGTTAGTGACGCTGGTCGCGTAGCCGTTGAGCGGTGCTTCGGGCGTGCGGACATCCCAGATTTTTACGGAGTCCGTAGAAGCGGTGTTGACCGTCTTCTTCAGCTTGCCGCGAACCTTGGCGTTGGTGAAGTAACGGACGCTGCCTTCAATGGCGTTATCGATTGCCACTTCAGTTTCAAGGTCAACGATGTCGCTCCAGTCCGGTGCTGCGCCGTTGGTTCCGCCGACAACCGAACCGATGCCGGAAGTTGCCGCGATGCCGGTTGGCTCGCTGGTTCCCGTGCCGTGGAAGAATGCGCGTTCCTTGACTGCGTTCATGGACTTCATGATCTCGCTGCCGACGAACGTCTCGATGTTCTCAGGCGTTTGTGCCATGAGTTGATCGGAGATGTCGCAGTAGCCGGGGAGACGCTTCGGAGTCAGGCTGAGGTCGGTGAAGGTTCCGGCAACGTCGCCAGCGGCTTCGTTCTCGGTCTTCTTGACGGGCGCGGTTCCTTGCACATAACGCGGGATGTCGAGGTTGTTGACGAGTCCGGTGAATACCAGTGCGCCGGATTGCTCGAGAACGCTGGAATTGTAGAAGTCGCCAATCAGTCCGGCCTTGGAAGTCGCCACAAGTGCGCCGCCGTATTGGTCGGTGGTGCCTCCGGTGACGCTCAGGGTGGCGCGTTGCTCGCGGTTGCGGATGAGTAGCGAGGGGAGCGTGATGCCGGAGATGTTAATCCCTGCGGAACGTGCTTCCTTCTCGCCTTCCTGGATCATCTCAGCTTCAATGCCGTCGATTTGTCCGGGGTTGCCTTTGAAGGCGCGGTCGAGGTGACGCACGATCTTGCCAAGCGAGAACCGCTCGATGTCGCGGGATTCCTGCTTACCGAGGGTGATCGGTGCGTTCGATTCGCGGGCGAGCTGGCGCATCTCTGCGTCAATGGTGGTGGTGAGTCCGTCGATCTCGCCTTCCATCGTCGCCAGTTTCTTGGCTTCGTCGGCGGTGAGGGCGCGGAGTTCCCCGGCTTCCGTTTTCGCGGAGTCGATAATGTTTCTGGCATCCTTGATGAGGCTGCCACGTGTCTCTTGCAGTGCTTTTAGCTTATTCATGGTGGTGGTCTATTTGGTTTCAGTGGTGGCCTCAGTCTGGTATCGCCCGATGAGCGGGTGCCATCGCTCTTCGGAAGTTGTTTTCTCGTCTGGAGAGGGTTCGGGTGCGGGCGGTTCCTCCTGCGCGTTTTCCTTGCGGAATTCGTCAAGGCTGCGGAGTGCTACGGTTGCGTCGGGGTAGGCGGGGCTTACGACAATCGAGATGTCATGGAGCCTCGCAACCTTGGTAATCGACCGGCGGAAAACCTTAGCGTCGCCTTGTCGGCTTTCGCTCCATTGCTCGCCACCCTTGGCAATCGTGAAGGCAAAGGAAGAGCTTTCGACATCTCCGCGACGGATGCTTTCAAGGATGTCATCACCGGCCCGTGTGTGCGGCATGTCGAAAGAATACCAAAGCCCGTCATCGTCAATTCCAAGGCTAAGAGTGCCTTTCCCGTTGTTGGATCGGGCGAGCGGAAAGTTGCTGTCGTGGTTGAAAAGCGCGACGGTGTTGTCATTCAACACATCATCAAATGCGCCCCTTTCGATAATCTCGATAAACTGCCGGTCTTCGGTTCCAAGGTTGCTGGATTCCTTGTCAAACACGGCGGCATATCCGCGAACCTTGCGCGAATCCCCGCCGCCCTCTGCGCGAATTTCCAGCGGCTGTGGGGCGTATCGCCGCTCTTGAGTTGGTATGGTTGCGGTTTTCATGGCTTATGCTTCAACGGCAAGGATTTGGACGCGGACGGCTGCTGTATCGGCCTTTGCGTAAAGCGTGGCGGATGATGGCTGGATGAGTGTTGATTTACCCGCTGTCAGCTTGAGCTTGAAAACGGTTAGTCCGCTGTCGCCGCCAAGCTCCACGAAGTTGGTTGCGTCCAGGTTGGTGATTAGTATTTCCTGCGGTGCGCCGCTGATTTCCCCGAACGTCACAAGCTCGGCGGATGTGCCGATAACTTGGGTCGTCTGGATCATGTCGTCTCCGGTCATGGTCGAACGCTTGGAAGTGGTCGCTGTGATCTTCGCGCCTCCCTTGGATGCGGTGAGTTGCAGGCTGGTATAAATTTCGTTGGCCATTAGTCTTCGGGGTCGGTGGTTTGCGGTGCTGTTTGCGCGGGTGAAATGCCTCCGGTGTTGTTGAGCGGGCGCGTGTAGTCGTCACCGATGGATGAATCATCCAGTTCGTTTTCGTCCAGATAGCTTCGGCAATCGTTGATGCTGTAAACCCCGATTGAGCGCATGGACTTGAGGAATTCGGCTTGTGCGGCGGGTGCGGCTTGAAGGAGTGCGCGGCGGTTAAACTTGAAGTAGTATCCAGCCTCGCGCTCGTTGACGGTAAGAAGCGTGTAATCAAGCGATTGCTCCCATCCTTTAAGGTGCGGCTCCAGTGAGAAGGTCAGAAAGCCTAGTTTTTGCTCTGCGATGCCGGTTCCCCATGAGGTTGACGCGGTGGAATCACCGATCATGAAGGAGGGAATACCATACCAGCGGGCAATCTCTTGGAGTTCAAACCGGCGCGATTCGACAAATTGAGCATCAACCATGCTCATGCCGTTCGTCTGCTTAAACTGCCAGTCTCCCCAAAGGATCGGCATACGGCCTTTGTTGTTGCCGGCAACGTAGTTTGAATCCCATTCGGCGCGAGCATCTTCAAGTTGCGGCTTAGTCAGGGTTGCAGGGCTTGTGAGGTATCCAGGGAAAACGGTTCCATTTCGCACAAGGTTTCCCGCTGCGTTCGATTGGGAAAGCGAAGTCCCGATTGCGTTCCGAAGCTGGCGGATTGGCGACATGCCGCATATGCCATCCTGCGAAAGCCAGCGGACATGGATGATGTCGTAACGGGTGAAGGTGCCGGACATTCCGCTCACCTTGTAATTGATAAAGCGATTACCCTTGAGGCGTTCCGGTTGGACATCGCACGGCTTCAACCATTCAAGCTCCCCTGGGTTGCCGCTAGCGGATCGGTAAACGCGGGCGTATCCGTTCCCGCCGTAACCCTTGCCCGTCTCCATGAGGCTGCGAAGCTCGAAAGAGGTATGCAGGTCGCCGGGTGTGGACATCACGCGGGCGGCTGGGTGTGCGGTTACTTCTTCGCTGCCCCTGGGTGTGGTCTTGTAGAGCTTGATGGGAAGCATTGCCACCATGTCCGCGAAGAGGCGAACGCAAGCCGATACTGCGGCGACGTTGGCGGCGGTGTGTTCGTTGACGACCTGTCCTGCGCCGTTGTCCGTTGCGATAATCAGACTCAACTTGCCGGAAAGCGTATCGGAATGGCTGCGTAGTTCCGCTTGTGCCGCCTGATCCCTGCGCATCGGCAAGGATTTACCAATCGGGATCGGTTCCGAGACAACCCGTAACTCAGGCTTTTGGCGTTTGGCGATTCCGAACACGCCATAAGAAATACGGGAATGGGCAAAAATTGTCCATTAAAATATCCGCAAACCCTTAGTTTCTTTTAAAAATGGGCGTTTTTTGTCCATCGTTAGGGCTTGCGTAGCCACCAGGACGGGTGCGGAAGCTCGTCAATCACGTTCAATTCAAGGCCATGATCCGCGACAAAAGCGTCAACCGCGGCGATGGTCTGCGGGTAATGGCCGGAATAGTCATGTCCCGCGAATATCCCGCCCGGTTTCAGCTTCGGCCACCAGTCCCGCAAGGTCTGCCCGCCTTCCTGTCCGGTGTGCGCGTATCCGTCGATGTAGATCATGTCCGCGGATTCATCACGGACTAAGGGTCGCGCTTCGCTGAATGTCATTCGATACAAGCTCACGTTGTTGGATAGCCCAGCCAGTAAAGCGCGGGCGTTAAACATTTCGATTTCGTCGTGGTGATCGCTCCACCTGTCTATACCTAGATACTGGATTGACGGGTTGGCGGCTAACATCTCGGCGGCAAACTTTCCCGCCGCAACGCCAAGCTCGATTATGAGTCCGCCGGATGGGATGAGGGTTGCTAGTTCTGCGCGGGTTGTTGGGGTCATGGTTGTTTTGTTTGGTTGATTTTTCCCGCCACCCATTCCGCCTGTGACACGCCAAGCCGCTTGCATTCCACCCGCAGCTTTGCCGCGTCCTGCGGTTCCAGGCGCACCGTGATTGCTTCCCTCGGCGTGTCCCTTGGCTTGCGACCTGCGCCTTTCCTTGATCCTCCTCGTTTCGCTTTCATAGATTCTTCGTAGTTGATACATGGCTCCAGCCAGACCCTCGGGAGAGTCTGGCGTGAAGTAGCTTTCTAGGACTTCTGCAATGGCTTGTTTTTCTTGGCGGTTCATTTGTGTGGATGTCCGGGGATTGAACCCCGGCTGGTTGGTTAGGCGCGGGCGGCAGCGATGGCGCGGGCGTTCATTTCGTTGTTGATGTATCTCATCGCGGTGGAGATGTCCGTGCGATCGTTATTGCGGGTGGCAAAGGTGGTGACACTTGTGCGGGATTTGCAGTATCCGCCAGCCTCAGAGAGTGTCCAACTAGCGAATGTTCCAGCGAGATACACGCTGGCTATTGTGCGCTTGCCAAAGCAAGAGTCGGCGGGTGTCACTTCGATGGTTACTTCTAGTCCCATCTCACGAAGCGAGCATACTTTGTCTTCGAATTGG